ATGGTCTTAAAGTCCCTAATCTTCTACCTTGGAATTGATCAGGAAAAGAAAAAGGCAGGCAGACCTCCAAAAGTCTCTGACCTCCAACTCTGTGCCTTGTTTATCCTATCCTATATCACAAACACTCCAGTCTTCACACTGGCTAAATCCTTGATTGACCCCAATATCAAGTCCTATCATCTCTTCCGAAAAACAAGAATCCAGAGGGTGTATAGACTTTTGAAAGAATACAGAAATAGGAGAATTCTTAGCATTTTGTTTGCTAAACTGCATAGTGAGCATTACAAAGAGAAGGTAAAGTTTGAGGAGATGTATTATGGCGTTTTGGTTATGGTAGTTTGCGATAGTGAAGGGGTTGTGTATGACCTGTGGTTTCATCTTGCCAGCTATCATGAAGTGAGGTCTTCGAGGATAAGGTATAGGAAGAGTAAGTGGCTTAGGTTTTTAGTGGATAGTTTTGGTCTTATGGGAGATAGAGGATACAGGGGTTGTGAGTATGTAGAGGTTTGTGAAAGTAAGGAACAAAAGGGTATAAGGCAGGTGGTAGAAGGTATGAATTCACAGATAAAGCTTTTCAACCGAGTAAGCAGGTGGAGGAAAGGGATTACCTTACTTGCCTACCTTTATGGCTATGCTATAGGCTATAGCTTTTTCAGGAAGTCTCAAATATGGGGGTAATTTCTCACCCGACGTATAGAAGCCCTAATATTCAAATTAGAGAGAATACTGTACACTCAGGAAGAGGAAAAACAATGGAAAGAATGGACACCAGGACAATAAAGGAACAACTTAGGGAAATAGAGGAAGAACTGAAAAGGGAAGTCCTCAGGCTGTGCGAAGAGCTTGGAATTAGAGACAAAACCTTAAGGAACTTTGAATACAAGACAATAAGCCTGTGCATGCTTGAAATCCGAAAAGAAAACGGAAACATATACAGATACCAACAACTGAAGGGAGAACTGGAAAGGAGCAAAACCATAACCATAAACAACTGGAGACACGAGGAAACACCATTTAGGACACTGAACAGGCTTATTAACCTTTACAGGGCAACCAAGGGCGTAATGAAAGCCAACGAATACCTAAAAAGGGAACCATGTTAATTTCTCACGGGCGGACTAAAAGAAGGAAAGCCCAGAAGAGAATAGCAAGGGACATAACAAACAACCAAAGCCAAAAGGCAAAGGGAACAGGAGAAGGTCTATACTGCCCTGGAGGAGATTGCCCAAAAGAGGAAGGAACCAGAGGAGAATTCTTAACATCCTCAGGGTCTGGCAGTTTAGAATGCTGAACCTCTTCCGAGGACTTCCTTTCCTTCCTCATATAGTCCCTATCATACAGTCCCATGGCAAACCCTCAACTTAGGGTGAAATTTTAAACCCTTAAATTATAACCTGTAGTCAAGTTTAAAATTAGGTGATAAGTAATACAAGCCCACAGGCAGGCACGCTGACGCACTGCCCCTGCCCTGCTTACCCTAAAGATTTCAAAAAAGAAAGTAGGGCGCAGGGTATCGTAGGAAAGGGTAGGGACCTCAAGAGTAGCTCCTCACCAAGCCCGCCTCGCAAACTATGGCTGGCTGGCTGGCTTTAGCTTACTTGCTATGGAATTTCCACAACCTTAACAGAAGGCTTTAAAACATCCTCAGAGCTGGCGGGCTGGTGGGCGGAAGGGCGGGCAACTTCAATAACGATATAGCCATAGCCACCAACGGAACCACCAACGGGAGAGAAGCAGAAGGAGAGGAAGGAAAGGAAGAAGACCAAAGGAAGCAGAGGGATAAGAGTAAGAGGAAGGGTAGGAATAGGAAGGAGAGGAACCAGAAAAGGAGGAAGGAGGAGAGGAACCAGAGGAACCAGAGGGAGAGGGAGAGCCAAAGAAAGAAGGTCTTTTTTCATTCCTTACTTCTTTCTCCTGAGCCTGTTTCTCCTGAGACTGAACATTAGGCTTGGGAATTATTCCACCGTGGGCTTTAACATAAGAACCCAGCTGAACGATAGCAAAGAGGGCGACCGCAAGGGCAACAAAAAGCATAACGGGAGGCTTACCCTTAACTCCTTTCATGTGTTCAACAAGGGCGGAACGATGAAGGGCAAAGATTTTAGGGTCATACTTGATTACGGTCTTCTTTACGGGAACACCACCGATTATGGTCTTCAAAACTGCCATATTGGAAATGCCAAAAATACGGAGACTTACAAGGCGAAGCTCAATCTCAACAAGGTTTCTTATGGCTTTGTTCATTCTCTGTATGCTTTGGGTGATGATGTAGAAGTCAAGTCCAAGGTGTCTATGATAGTCAGAAGAACTTTTGAAGCTGAGTTAAGTCCGTGTCCTCGTCAATGATGGACTGGAACTCATCCAGATAGAAGATGACCTTTCTATAGCCCAGCTCACCGAAGAGATTAGGGAGTATAAACCTTTTCCAGTAATCCACATTGAGGATAGTAAGAAAGGCATTCCTGTAATTGCCATCGTAATGTAGATTGCAAAAGGAGAGGGCAGTAGCGAGGAACTCATCCAAAGTCCAAAGGTTATTAACCTCCTTGCCAAGGTAAAAGGAAAGCTTAGCCTTGTCCAAGCCGTCAATATTGGAAACAACAAGGTTAGTATCCTTTTTTAGGTCTTCCACAATCCTTTTAACCGCATAATAAGACTTTCCAGCACCAGGGCTTCCCGTTATAAACACTATAGCCATCTTAAACCTCCTTAAACCCTGAAGAAAGGAATAAGGCTAAGGACAAGCCTAACAGTTAAGGCTGTTCCCAATATGCCTATAGCCTGAGGGATGCCAGAGTTAGCCAAAAACCAGTTATCAATGGTAAGGGAAGCCAGAGGAGATATAGGGATGGACAAAACGGAAAGCAAGGAAAGGACAAAGGAAAAAATGCCCTGAAGCAGAGAAACAAAAAAAACAATACAAAACACACATGGCTAAACCCTCCTTATTGGGATATTTTTCCAAAGTTCAAAGATTGACATGGAAACCAAGAGGGCAGAGATAAAGCCAAAGATGGAAGCAAGCCCAACGAAAGAGTAAAAGATTAAGTCCCTTAGTTCATCAAAATTGGCATAAAGCATTCTTTCCTGTTCCTTGCATCTATTACGATTAGGAAGGGCATCCTCAAGCGTATTAGTCAAACTAACCACAGAAACGACCTCTTGGGTTAAAAGCCAGTTAATGGCAGGGATTAGTTCCTCTTCTGGCGAGATTTCAACAACAACCTCAACCTCAGGAACAGGCAAAATATCAGGAGAAACATAAGGAGAACACTTAGAAGGCAAAGGAGTAGAAGGGCGGACAATAAAACGGCGAGGAGCAGGCATAGGGAGAGGCTGAACTAAAGTATCAGGGTGAAGCTGAGGGAGAAGGTCAGGAGAAACCTCAATATAAGGAACATCTCCCAGAGGAAGAGGAAAAGGAGAAGGATTTAAATAAGGAGAAAGATCACGCAGAGGCAAAGCCCGAGAGACAACACGACAGAGTTCTCTCTTATCTGTCTCATCCAAATCATCAAAATTAGTAGGGAGAGGGTCATATTCAGGAACTGAAGGAGAATCAGGAGGATGAACACGAGGGATATTAGGCCAAGGAAGGGTAATCTCTTTGGGATGGGTGGCAGGATTTTCAACATCAAACTTACAAACCTGCTGGCATGAACAACTACCAGTATAGCCTTCTGGAGCCCGAGAGCGAAAGCAGTTATCAA